TACAGAATAAGACGTTCCTGCGGTTAATAAAGAAATGGTGAAAGGCGAAGCTCCCGCGGAAATATAAGACCCGCCGTTTAATTTGTAGTAATACGCGGAAACCGCCGGATTTCCCCCAGTTGAACCAGTATACGAAACGGAGATTGTTGTGGAGCTTGTAGTAGTTGCAATGACATTTGTCGGAGCGGACCCGTTACCATAAGTTGTTGTTACCGCAGCAGTGGAACCTATATAAGGCGTTGGCCAATTTGAATTATATGCGTAGACAATTACAGAATAAGACGTTCCAGCGGTTAATCCGGAAATGGTGAAAGGCGAAGCTCCCGCGGAAATATAAGACCCGCCGTTTAATTTGTAGTAATAAGCAGAAACCGCGGGGACTCCACCAGTAGACGCTCCATAAGAAATTTGAATGTTACTAGTTCCTGATATTGCGGTTGCTGTAACGTCAGTTGGCGCTGAACCAGTAACCGATGAAACGTATTTTATAAGAACTATTCCGCTTCCTCCACTAGCTCCGTTTGAGTAAGAAGTGTTTCCTGCTCCTGCTCCTCCTCCCCCACCTCCACCAGTGCCATTTGTTCCCGCTACCGCTTGAGCAGATGACCCGGCTCCTCTGCCGCCTCCCCCGCTTCCACCCGGTCCTCCACTGCCTCCGGTTGGATTTCCGGTAGTGCCGGAAATTCCTGGGCCACCTCCGCCTCCGTACGTAGCCAATGTATATGACCAAGTAAACCCGTTTCCGCCGCTTACGTTGACATTGCCATCAAGTCCGTTTCCATTTCCTCCGGCAGAACTCGCACCACCTCCTCCGCCACCGCAATTCCCCCCTCCGCTACCACTCGACCCCCCGTTGTTGCCTCTCTGCGTTAATCCAGAACCAAGCCCTGTAATTACGGATCCAAATCCACTGCCCCATCCCGGGCCTCCTCCACCAGACCCACCATTTTCGGCATTTGCAGTTCCGTTTGCATGCCCTCCTCTTCCGCCTCCTTTTACAAGTGCAACTATTGCGGTGGTGGAATTATTTTGGATAATAGTGTCTTGCCCGGAACCACCTCCATTAGGAGTAGCTCCACCGTCTTCGTACGCAGCTCCATTTCCGCCACTCCCTCCTGCACCCACCGTTATTGTGTATGTAGTTCCACCTATGAACGTAAAACCTCCGTCAGCAACACCTCCTGCGCCGCCTCCGCCGCCACTTTCATAACTAACTCCTAATCCGCCGCCGCCTCCACCACCCCCCGCAACCATAAGAATTTGCGCGGTTGTTGTTGACGCAAATCGAATGGTTCCATTTGATAAGAACCGAATAAAGTCACTTCCATTTATGTTTACCAAAGCACCGCCGCCTGTGAAAGTCGCAGACATTTATATACTAATCGTTTATAACGTTACATTAACAAATTTACGTATATGAAAAAAATCGCGTTTAATGTGCATACTGCTCTTTTCGGGAGTATGAACATTAAAAATTAACTTACATCTACGAGGACCCAAAGGCACTTGAGTTCCCTAATCATCTAACTTACTCTTACGCATCGATTCAGCATTTTTGCAAATAAGTACACATCTTACGCCTTAATCAACTACTAACCTGGGAACCACGTTTATTGTCTGCAGTTCCTGAGACAAGAGCTTGTAAGCATAAGGAATATCCACGCGGGCAAATTCCGTCGTATTGTCGCAAGTATTGCACCTGTGAATCGTGAACTCCGACATTCCGTCTTTCTTGCCTATTACACCCCCATATGCGCCCCCCGCGCCGGCATTTACGGCCGCCAACAATCCGCATTTCCTGCAGACGTGTGCGCTATATTTGTCCGAAGCGTCGTACAACCTCTCTTTGCAGAAATTCGACGCTCCGTGTGCAATCATCACATCACGCTCCATTTCACCTACTCTGAATCCACCGTCGCGACTACGACCTTCCGCCGGCTGCCGAGTCAAATTCACCATCGGACCAATCGCGCGGCTGTGCTGTTTGTCATTGACCATATGCTTCAGGCGCTGGTAAAACACCGGGCCAATGAACACGCTCGTCTCCATCTGTTCCCCTGTAACTCCATTGTACATTATCTCGTTGCCGTAACTCTCATACCCCCATTTCTGCAACTCCTGTGCAATCGTCTTGATTTCTAAATTTCCAAAACTCGTTCCGTCGCCGAATATTCCCAGCTCCACCAATACTTTTCCTAAAAGAGTCTCCTTCAATTGAGCAATCGTCATTCTGGACGGGATTGCGTGTGGGTTGATGATGATGTCCGGCTTCAATCCGTCGCGAGTGTATGGCATATCCCGCTCGGGGATTATGTTTCCACAAGTCCCCTTTTGTCCGTGGCGTGACGAATTTCCTATAATTAGTGATGGACTGTTGGTTGATTCGCGCATATAGTAGACGTGCGAACTCGGCATTTCGATGCAATATACTTTGCCATTGTATGGAATCCTTGTTTCCGTGTTGGATTCATTGTCTTTTTTGTTAATCCATGGTTGGTTCTGTTCTCTAATAATACTTACCTTGTAATAAGTGTTTTGTAGAGTAGCTGTCATTGTTTCTCCTGCTCTGTTACCTAGGGTTCTAACTCCTATTCTGGCAACTCCAGTAGGTTCTTCTGCTATTTTAACAATTCCTGACCAACCACAATGCAATGCTAATCTTGAAACATCGTTTGCTAATCTAAGACTTATTGTTCCGTATCGACTGAACTCATCTTCGCCTTTGTATTTCATTGTATGTCCGTCGCCTTGCAACAATGCTTCTAGCAATACTCTAGACTGACGCTGTGATAAGTTCCAGACATATTCCGGCAAATATTTATTCAGAGCACCAACTGATAATTCCTTGAAATGTTCATAAATCGCTGGTGTTTTTGACCTGGAAATACAGAAACTACCATCTGCGTGTATTGTATAATGCACATTGAGCGTGTCTAATATCATTTTCACAAATAATACTTTTCGTTCTTTTAGTGCTGCTACTAAGGCGCTATATTTATCACAACATCCATCACTGATAAACATTCCCAACAATTGCAACCACGCATCCATATTGTAATCAACCTCTCCAATGCGAATCGTCTCAATATCTGGATAAGCATTATCCATCGTCTTCTGGAATCGGACGGGCGTACCTTTTTTTATCACATTTCCATCCGCGTCCAATTCTTGTGCGATTTTTCTCGCTTCAACCAGTTTATAAGGAGGAGGAACTTTTGCAGACGACCTTTTTTGCACATACAATTTGTGATTCATCGTACACGTGATTTCCACCTGTTTGTTTTTAATATGATAGAGAGGCTCGTCCTCTCCGTCCACTGAATTGTGGTCGAATTCGAATTTCGCCGAAGGAAATTCATAATGTAATTTGCCTTCTGTGTTCAAGGTACAGACTCGATGAATCGCAGGATCCAATTCAAGCATTGTAACCCACCCTTTGTCTGTCAAGACTTGCTGCGTCGGAAGAGCGCAGAACTTATCTCCCAGCACAGGTTTCCTCAATGTGCGAACTCTAACCTTAGCGAAATCATAACCGTCGCCATTGCGACCAGTGTAGTTCTTGTCAATATACGATTCTTCCGTTGTCCTATACGTCTTGCTCTGGTCTTCGAATTTCACTGTCTTGGTCGGATCATTGCGATTCTCTTTGATAGGGACCACTTTAGCAATAATGACGTCGCGATTCTCCACTAATGCATTCTCTGGCATAAACCCTTGCGCATTCAACTTCTCGTAATTCCCGAACTTTATGCCCTTTGTTTTCGCCGGATTGGGTTTGCATCTCTTGATTTCGTCGCGGACTACATTGTTGTCTTCGTCTTTCTCTGTGTGATAAATCGTCGCCATAAAGAGGCCGCGGTCAATCGACCCCTTGTTTATCAACACACTATCCTCCTGATTGTATCCCGTGTGTGTCATAATCGCAACGTAGATTTGCGTTCCAGATGGGATTTTGTTCAGGTGGATGAAATTCATCAGACGAGTATCCACCAATGGCCGGCTAGGGTACGTCAGGACATAGGCGGTCTTGTCCATACGCTGGTCGTAATTTGTGCAGTAGATTCCAATGGCTTGTTTACCCATCGCGCACTGGTACGTGTTTCTGGGCGCCTGGTTGTGTTCTGGAAACGGGATGCACGACGCCAATACTCCGAATATTGTACTCGGATGAATCTCGCAATGAGTGTATTGGATTTTCGTGGCGTGGTCCTGCAAATAGGCGTTCTTCGACTTCATAGCAATCATCGAATGGTTCTGTTCTTCGGGGTCGATGTATTCAATCACGGATTCGGCAATGCGACAATTGGTCAACAAATCATTCCAAGCCAACTCGCGGTTGCCTAGTCGGCGAACAACGTCGGAGGTGAGAAGCGCTTTGTCGTTTTTCACGCGCAACACTGGTCTCGTCAATCGCCCGCCATCATTGCAAATCCGGATTTCCATCGTCTTGTAATTAAATACGATCGACGTGTAAATGTTGATTATTCCGCGGTGTTTCTTGTCCTTCATATCAGCGTACAACCCAACCGGGTCGTCGGTAACTCCCAGCCAAATTCCATTTACAAACACCTTGACTTTGTCGTATAATTCTGTAGGCGAAGCCACGTCGTCCACTTTGACAATGCACGGCTCGACGTATTCGTATAAAGAAACGCTGTTTGTGGGAATTGTAATGTGCGCCATATAACTGATGTTTTTCACGACGCCAATGCTCTGGCCTTCTGGCGTCTCCGCTGGACAAAGAAATCCCCAGGTCGTGCCGTGCAATTTGCGGGGTTCGATCAACTCGCCGCTTTTTTCCAAAGGAGTATTGATGCGGCGCAAATGACTGAGGGTGCCTAAATACGTCAGACGATTCGCCACTTGACCGACACCGACCTTGCTGCTGTTCGATTGTTTAATGCTGAAGTCGCCAGTCGACAAGGCGCGACTTATGCCGTTCTCAATCGTAGTCGTTTTCATTATTTTGTAAATATTGTTCATCGTGATGATATTTTCGTAATCATTGCTGGTGCGCCAAGACCCGGAATTGATTTCGCTCACGATTTTCTTCTGCATTTCTTTCACCAATTTGTTGAAGTAATTTCGAAAGAGATTGTTCAGAAGAGTGCCAGTCAATTCGATGCGCTTGTTCACATAAGAATCGCGGTCATCTGGCGGCAGCCAACCGAGACTCGTTTGGATGAGCTTTTTCGCCATTGTGCCAATTAAATACAATTTCTGTTTCAATGTGCGACAATGTGGCAACAAATCCGTGCCTAAAACGTCTAGTGCGAACTCGCGTTTCTTTTTTGCGCCGGAGTCTTTGTCCATATTGATTGGCGTAAAGGCTGCCATACTTACAATGTGACGCAACGAATCTTCTTGTGTTGGGTATTTGTTGCCGTCGATAATGCTGGCCTCTAAACACGCCAACATTTCTGCTTGCTTTGAATCTTCAATATCCAACAGAATATACTCGCAAATTTCCCGGTCACTCAAAACGCCTAGCGCTCGGTAAAGAGCGAACAATTCGATTGGTAGCTTGAATCTTGGAATTGTCACATAAATGCCGTGACCGAACCCGTTGTTCTTGCTGGCGATCATCATATCGAGCTGTTTAGGCGAAATGCATTTGTAATCCGGCACCGATTTGATTTCCGCAAACCAGTTCCATTTTGTTGTGTTCTTTCCATCGAAACAGTAGATGCGATTTTCGGCCGCGCGCTCTTGACCCAAAACCGTCTTTTCCGAACCTTTGATTATGAAATAGCCGCCGCAATCAAACGGACATTCGCCGGTGTGTTCAGGAGGGATGTGACTATTTTGTGTAAGAACGCAAATCGACGACTTTAGCATAATTGGCATTTTTCCGATATTGATTTTTTTGGGAAGGGTCTTTTCAATTATTCGGGGTACATTTTGGTCCTCTCCGTCGCGGATGATGTATTTAATGTGGACATCGACCGTCATATTGGACGCGTACGTGAAATTGCGCAATTTAGCTTCTTGGGGCAACATTATCTTTGTCGCACCGTTGTTTTCGTGTATTTGCGGAGGGTACATTTTGAAATTGTCGAATGAGATTTCGATTTCGAGTAAATGATTTCCCGACTCCAACAAATGCTTGTCCGAATGAATTCGTAGAGGATTGAACATTTGAATAGTCCTTCCGGCTTGGTAGTTGATGAAATGATTGTAAGATTCAATTTGATGTCGTACTAACCTGGCGAGATGTTGGTCGGCAAAATACGACTCGATTATGGTAAACGGGTCTTCTTCGTATCCACCTAGATGGTCGAGGACGTGTTTGCCGTCAGTCGTCGTAATTGCGTCGATCTCTTTTTGTATTTTTGCTCGCAGTTCGGATATATGTTCTGTTGAATCTTCCGTGTCATATTGACGATGCTCGTTTATGATAGATTCCACAATCCTCGCGCGAGTTTCTTCTTCCAATTTTGAAAATGCCTGTTGCTTCTCGATTTCGGTCTTAATCATTTTCGTGGCTTCGTTGTCAGATGCCTGGCTTGCCTGGCCCGCTTCGCTTGCAACGCCCGCTTCGCTTGCACAAGGCTTTGCTCTACGAGGTATCTTTAAACTGACTTTCTCGCCAACTCGAATGGCAGAATTCGCCACTATCGGAAACGTTTTATTGATCGAATCGGAAGAGGATTGGATGTATTGCATTTTAATTGTTTGTTTGCTTTAAATCAAGTCGCGTAATATAGCTATCTTATGTATGATATTGTGTTTAAATTGTTTCAAAAAATCTCTTCAATTTTTGTCGGTGGCAAATCATATTTGATTACCGCAGAATCAGACCGTCCTTGGTTTTGTAGTATTCACGTAACGAGCTGTGAACAGGATTACATAACAAACGTATACGAAATCGTGTGACGTCTCGAAGTATGACCGTAGAGGAGTGCCAGTGCGGATGCGCCAAAGAGAAACAAAAAGAATAGGTGGATTTTATAATACAATATGGATGACCGTCCCAAAAAAACAATACAAATCAATCCGGATTTTTTAAAATTGCCATTAAAAGGAAACCGGAGCCGAAAAAACCGGGACAATTCGGAAACGCCCAAACCGATTAAAATTCGGACTGAAAAAAAAACAGACGACAATAAAACAATTAAACGCCGCGCGATTAATTACATCAGAAAACAGCAAGAGGCTAGATACAAACGATTAATGAATGGGACGGATGAATCCGCGAATACGAATATTCCGGCGACAAATTCGGATCCCAAAAAAACGTATGCAGATGAGTTTAAGAGTGATTTTGATGATTCATTGTCGTTTTTGCAGAAATTGGCCGACCAAAATGCGCAGAAGACGGCGGTGAACCAGACTTTGAAACAATATCCTGTTTTGCCGAATTCTACACTGTTTAATAATCCGATTTTAAATACTATTTTGGATGAAAATGTTAGTTTAGTGGAACCGGATGTGTTCCAGGACGTTGCAAGCGCAGCGGGCGTTGCAAGCTCTATTTTAAACCCCAGCCTGGTTCCTCTTGTATCAAATTTTCGAATTGCTCCTCCTCCAGCATACGGATGTTTGAAAAATGGCAGGTTGCCTACTTATCGGACTTATCGAAATCTTCACGGCGGATCTTCCTACCTTTCTCCAGTCGGATCTTCCAACCTTTCACCAGTCGGATCTTCGAGCCTTTCACCAGTCGGATCTTCGAGCCTTGCCCAGACGGCCGGCTCTTCGAGCCTTGCCCAAACGGCTGGCTCCCAGAGCCTTGCCCAGACGGCCGGCTCTCAGAGCCTTGCCCAGACGGCCGGCTCTCAGAGCCTTGCCCAGACGGCTGGCTCTCAGAGCCTTGCAAAACTGTCTCCTGAGCAACAACGCGCAGAATTAAAACATTTCCTAGAAAACCGCAAAGAAGAAAAAAAACGAATCGAACGCGCAAAGAAACAGCATTATGCATTAAAACCAAACAAAAAACAAAAACGCACAACAACTAGAACATTTCGCGTTGGAAAGTCAAAGCATTATTCTCAAATTGGCGTTCTTATTCCCAATAAAACCATTCGGAATCAGGTGTTGGCAAAAAAACAACTGATTCGCGAGTGTCCGATAGAAGACGTACGAAAATATCTGATTAAAAAGGGTCTTATTCGCGTTGGTTCATCTTGTCCAAATGATGTGTTGAGAAAGATGTATGAATCCTCTATGTTGATGTGTGGCGAAATACAAAATCATAATGCGGATAATCTTCTCTACAATTATTTGCACAATGCGTTTTAATGTCCAGACGTTAATGTCTAGCCTTAACGCGAGATTAATTGGGAGACTTGGGTTGGTATCTATGCGTTTTGGATTTACTTGCTGACGATTTTTTTTGAGACGCCGACGATGTCTGCATTTTTTTAAATGTCTCCTTAATCGTCGCATTAATCTTATTTGTAAATTCGTCTACGTATTTTGCATCATTCAGACGCATTGCGCCGTGCGCAAATATGACCAAGTTTGTCTGTTTTATTATACATTAACCTGGGCTATTTCATTGACCCTGTTATTTTGTCGCGAAAATACGTTTTATCAAATAATTTAAAAGATCGACTAGATATTAACCAACCAAGCCTAACAGATTCTGACATTACACCCAAAATGAATACTCAAGATATTGAATCACAAATAATTCAAAGTCCGTCGTTTGTTTCCAAAAAACCTACCACGGGAGGATACGACGTATTTTCCGAATTGTGTTGCGCAAAATTCTGCGTCGCCATTACAACTACAATACTATTGTCGCCATTCGCAATATGCGATTTGTATTACGCGTCGTCGGATGATGCTTGTGTCAATCAAGACAATCACGGGTTGGCAATCACTATGCATTCGTATTTATTGGCGAGTGGAACGATGACCTTTATAATTATCGGCGGCTTCAACGCAAGCGTACTTTTAACGAATTTCGAATCATTTCAACCGAGTGATGAAATTCGAGCGGCGTGGATCATAATCGAATGGATATTAAAAATATTTGGCACATCTTGGTTAATATTAGGGTGTGTCTTATTGTGGGCTTACACCGATTTGTCGCAATGTAGTCAAACGACGCACGATTACCTGTTTGCTCGATTTATTTTGGGGATTATGTTTCATATTGCGAGCATTCGAGACGGGAATGGAAACAAAAGTGGATAGGGGCGTGGCAATTTATTGTTTGTTATCAGGTAAAGTTAATATAAAATAAACACAGGACATAGTGGCGCAACACATAAATAATGAATGACACGCGCGTCTCGGAAAATCCACGACGAACGACAACATCGCGCGTTTGCTTCTTTCGCGTTTGCTGGATTCAGCAATAAATTCCAGTTCTTCCGTGCTTGATTTCGCCGAGGATAAATGAATAACGTGAGTTCTTGGTTCGCCGTTAATTATGGGCCGAACGGATTTGCGTCTTACCTCGTAATGCGTCGTTTTTGTTATTACAAAATATTCGACGCTGTCTTCTTGCGCTTCCAAATCGCAGAAAAACCCGTAAGCGTCGGAATCGCAGTTGTCATTTTGGGTTAAATCGGGTTTAATTGAGCAGGTTTGCATTGTATTATTTGTAAGTCTACGATCCGAAATGATTTGTAAATAAATCCGCGTTTTTGTTTTAATTGCTTATTTAAAACAAAATAATTATTCAATTTTTGTCAATCCAATCCGTGACTATTTTGTAATCAGTTGAATGTTTGATCCCACACACTTCAATGTCATACACATAAGAAGAAATACTGCCGAGTCCAAACCCACCGACGCCCCAATTAAACCCGTCTATTTTTTTGCTCACAATATGAATGCAATATTTATTTGGGTATATAACTATTTTATGTATGTCATTTGTATTCAATAAAAAGTTGGTGAATTTAAGAAATTTTGACATATTAATATATTCAACCAAGCAGTGTTTAAGTGGGTCGCGGTCACTTCGTATATATCCTCTTCCACTAAATACGAAGTTGTAGTATTTGTTGGCCGCACGTTGCGGAAATGTGTATGTTGTAATAACATAAACACGTAATCGAGAGGAATATGTAACCAATGTATAGCATAAATAAACAATGACGTCCGTGGTCTCAACAGAATTGATATTTAATCCCGACAATTCCATATACGCCGAGTATTTTCGATTGACTGACTGTTTCTTGAAAAAATACGGCGCCGACACTATATTGCTTTTGCAAGTCGGTGCGTTTTTCGAAATGTATGCGACGAAAGACCCATCGACTGGCGTAATCACGCGGTCAAGAATTGAAGAGGTATGTTCTGTTTGCGGGGGTCTCGCCATTAGCGACAAAAAATACGCTCACGGGGCGTTGCAAGTTGTAATGGCCGGGTTTCGCGACTATAACCTTGACAGATACATTCAGAGCATAGTGGACGCGAATTTTACCGCGGTGGTTTATGCGCAGAAAGAACTCTCGCCGGGTAGGATGACTCGAGAGCTTAGTGGCACTTTCTCGCCGGGCACGTTTCTCCCGGCCGACACAGATAGCAGCGCCAAAATGACTAATAACATATTGTGTTTGTGGATAGACAAATACAATCCGCTATTGAATCGACTAAAGGAACGGCTTGTTTGCGGAGCGGCGGTGGTGAACATATTTACAGGCGAATCGAAAATGTTTGAATACGAGACTGAGCTGGAGATGGTGCCTGCGACATTCGATGCATTGGAGAGGTTTGTAAGTACGCACGCACCGTCTGAAACCATTTTCGTGTCGCCTTTCGCCGACGACGCGGTTTCGCGGCGCGTTTTGCAATACGTAGGAATCGCCTCTCGTGTCGTCCATTTGATTTCTCAAAGTTCGGCGGACGATGCCGACGTCAGAGCGATTTTAGACCGATGCCGCCAACAGAAATACGTTCGCCATATTTTGTCGTCGTTTTTTCGAGAGGATACTTACGAAGTGTGCGAGGAATTTCGCCAGTATGTCGTCGCAACTCAGTCGTATTGTTACCTTCTCCATTTTGTCCAAGAACGTAACCCGAATTTGGTGCGTAAAATCGTGTTGCCGAAATTCGACAATACGACAAAAAATATGGTGTTGGCCAACCACACGTTGCGACAGCTAAATATTATCGACGACGGAGTCTTGGAAATGTCCGACGCGAGAGGCGCATCTTCGAATTTGCGTTCCGTCGGCGCGTTTCTAAACAAATGCTGTTCTGCCGTCGGTCGTCGACGATTTTACAGCCAGCTTACGCATCCGACATTTGACACGGCGTGGCTAAACCGCGAATACGACGCCATTGCGAAATTATTGGAAAACCCGGAAATGATCGACGCGTTTCGCAAATTAATTCGAGAGGTGGCGGATTTAGAAAAAATGGCCAGACAATTGATTGTCCGCAAATTGAACCCCGATTCCATTGCACGACTTTACAAATCCGTTTTGGCTATTCAGCAAATCCACGTTTGTTTGTTCGAATCGCGGGATTTATGTGAGTATTTTGTCGACGACCCGGCGGCCTCTCGTCAAACCGACGCCAACAAAATAGTGGAAGAATGGATTGTTTCTTTGCTGTCGTTTGTGTCGGAGAATTTAATTGTCGAGAAGTGCGAAGGTTGTCAATCTGTCACCGCCTTTGAAGACAACATTATAAAACGCGGAGTTAGCGAGGAATTGGACGGTCTCCTCTCGCGAATGGAAGAAAACGAGAGGCTGTTCCAAGAAATCCGCAAAACGTTTAACAATATAATGTTGAAAATAGAGAAGTCGGCTTCTTCTGAAATTGTTCGCGTCCACGAAACGGAGAAGAGCGGGGCATTCTTGCATCTGACGAAACGCCGCAGTGCGCTTCTCAAAAAACACTTGGCGGAATTGCGCGCTAAACAACCAAACGCCGTCATCTTGATTTCTATGGGCAAATCGACCGTGTCTGTTAATGTCGCAGACATACAACTGACGTCGGCCGGAGCTTCCAACGATGCCATAGAATTCCCCATACTGGACAGTATTGTGCGAGAGAAACTGACCATTCGCGACACTATTAATGCGACGATATGCAAGGCTTATTCCGTTTTTCTCGAGAGGCTGGAATTGAATTGTTTGCCCACCATCGAGAAATTGGCGAATTTTGTGGCAAGGGTTGATGTGCTACAATCGAAGTCTTACGCGGCCAAAATATATGGATATTGTCGGCCGGTTATCGACGATTCTCCACAGCTCAACGCGAATGCTAAGTCGCACGTCGACGCGAGAGGGTTGCGCCATTGTTTAATCGAACACATCCAAACGCAGGAATTATATGTGGCAAATGATATTTGTTTGTCGAAACTAGAGGATTCTGTGGCGGGTATATTGTTGTACGGGACGAACGCGGTCGGCAAAACATCGCTTATCCGCGCACTTGGGATCGCCGTCGTTATGGCCCAATCGGGAATGTATGTGCCGTGTTCTGCGTTCTCTTATCGCCCGTATAGGGCGATTTTTACACGCATTTTAGGCAACGATAATTTGTTCAAGAACCTCTCGATGTTTGCCGTTGAAATGAGTGAATTGCGCGTGATTTTGAATGCGGCTGACCAAAACAGTTTAGTGTTGGGCGACGAATTATGTTCTGGAACGGAAACTGAGTCCGCGCTCAGCATTTTTGTCTCCGGATTGACGGATCTTCATACATCCGGTTCCACATTCTTATTTGCTACGCATTTCCACGAGATTTTGAAATTCGACGAAATACAAGCCCTCAAACGCATATCTGTCAAACATATGGCGGTGCATTACGACCGAGAACTAGACTGTTTAGTATACGACCGCGTATTAAGAGACGGCGCCGGGAATCGTTTGTATGGTTTGGAAGTTGCGAAATCGCTGCATTTGCCCGACGAATTTATCGAGAGGGCTTACAAAATTCGCAATAAATATTTCCCGGAAATGCGCGGTGAGTTATCCTCTCCGACAACTCGGTATAATGCGAATAAAATACGGTCGATGTGTGAAAACTGCAAACTGGAGTTGGCTTCTGAGACGCATCATTTGCAAGAACAGAAATGGGCGGACGCGGACGGACGCATTAACGGAATCGATGTAAATCACGTCGCGAATTTGATGAGTTTGTGTGAGAAGTGTCACCTCTCGATGCATCAGGAACAAGTTCCCGCGATTTCCGTTCCTTCCACCCAAGGTGTTAAGTCGAAACCCAAAGTCGTTCGCAAGAAGACCACGGCTGGATACGTGATACAATGATGGCTCCAAATAAACGCCCTCCTCCCGGTTATCGTCAATTTCGTGTTTTGCCTCTTCTCCGTGTTTTGCCTCCTCTTAGAGTTTTGAGAAGATCTTCGCCCAATAACTTCTCTTGAATTTGAATCTCGTCTGCGCGTCGTCTGGCGTCTTGCGACTTTCTTTTTTCTTTCAAGTCTATGCCAGTGGCATAACAGTCCTCTTTGCAAAGCGGATCATACATCCTGAACGGTTGGCCGCCTAATTGCCTTTTTATTTGTTTAATTAAATCCGTTAAATTAATAAAAAATCCGTTCATCGCCGTCTCGAAATCTTGCAAGGTACATTTGTCGTTTAGTGAGTTTAATCGAATGTGCGGTTTACCCGACAAACGATTAATCTGTTTAATGACGGCGTTGGTGGTCGGATACACCGAATCTTTGTAAATCGCGCGTATTTGCTCAACAGTAATATGCGAATGTTCGAGAGGATTTTCTTTGGAAGACAAGGGTATGGCCACTACTGGATCGCTCATCACGTTCTTGTGTTTTTTCAGACGCGGACGCAAAATGTAGAGTCCAGATTTACAAGCGTACCAAGTCCCGGATTGTCCTGGTTCGAGCACTTCGACCGGACTTCCGTTTTCGGTTAAAGTGTAATTAAACAGAGGGAAATATTGAGAGGATAACACGCGCTGACCTGGACGATTTATCACCACATATGTAGAGTCATTTATCCTCTCGCCAGTTTCTTCGTCGATTTTTTGGGCAAAGTTTTCTTTCGGCGATGGCTCAAACTCCGGGTCTAGAAACACCAATCTTTCCGTGTCGGTGGTTTTAAAAACGGTGTCATTGTCGAAAAACCTCTGAATAATATCGCCGTTTAACGAATCCGTGCCGTAAGTAGAGAACCCGCATATTCCAGTTGTGATATATGTGACGGTCGCAGGGATGGCGAAGTCTTGCTGTTCCGGCTCCGCACAAGAATGCGCGATAATCATAAACGAGAGAGGCGCTTTCTTGGTTCTTGATTTTGTTTTGTTTTTTTTTGATTTGAGAAGTGACGGCATTATCCTCTTGAAATACCGACACAAAATATCAAGGTATAGGTTCGTTCGGGTTCGTGCGCTACGAATAACAAAATAAAATGGGGCGAACGTGTAAATGACCTCTCCGATTTCTGATAACTCCGCGCAATTTCATTTGCAGGATATGTGTGAAGCGTACGTGGTCGCTTACAATAGCCCGGAGCGCGCCGCTAAAATGACCTCTCGATTTTCACAGATTGGACTCAGGTTAAACGTGCATTCTGGAGTGCAAATGGACGACCCTCGACTTCAATTCGCCGGCGAGGATTTGTCGGCGAAGCGTCTCGCGTCGGTATTTTACGGGCATTTAGACAATATCGCCCAATTCTACGAAACGGGGAAACCATACGGACTGTTTTGTGAAGATGACGTGCATTTGCACAAAAATTTAGGGAAAGAATTGCCGATTATAATGGGCGAATTCAATGCGATGCAGTTGGATATTTTGCTGTTGGGATATATGACAACGAAAACGATTGAATGGTGGCAGGCCGGTTACAATCTAGTGTACGACGGCGCTCCGGCTCCTTATCGTTACCATCGCTATCCTCAGGACCAATGGGGGATTCATTTGTTTATGATCTCGCGCTCTTACGCAAAGACGCTTCTCGAAGTATATGATGCGAAATACGCCGAAAGAGCATATAAAGACCCGTCTCTGACGTGTTGCAATCCAGATTGGACGCTTAGTAAATATTCAAATAATCGAGCGCTGCGATATCCTATGTTAGCTGTAGAGGACGGTAAGGGTAATTACGATCATTACGGACAGGGGGAATTTCACCGCGAATCACACCGGAGAAATTACGTAGATGGCGATTTTTTGTAATGACACCCCGCCTAATAGTTCTCGCACAGTTTTTTGCGAAATTGCGTTCTGTAGCCGACGCTACCTAAATACACACTGTCTTCGTAATTGGGAACGTAGGTAGAAGCTCCGAATGGAAATTCGCCGGGTTTATAATATGTGACGGTTTCTTGTATTTTTGGACGCGGCAATATAACAATATTTCCACATTGGTCAATTACTTTCACATCTCCGTAATCTACGGCATTCGCGGCTTTAATTGTTTCCTCGTTGTCGTGAAATTGAACATCTAAATTGCGACCAATGTCTCTGTAATTTGACGTCGCGTAGTTGAACGCGGTCGTTGTTAAATTTAAACTCGGATTCACCAACATTCCATATCCCTTTGTCTTGTCGGCTATTTTACCTTCCGGTAAAAAAGACACTTTCGTTTTACTGCTGTCCGTGAAATACAACCCATCCGGTAATGTGTTCGGAATATTAGCAGGCGCATATTGTTGTTTGTAGTACTCCGTTTCCGACACATATCCGGGATTGTAATAAATTTCATATTTCACTGGGGTCCCACTAAATTTAATCTCTTTTACGTCGGGTTTCATATTTGGCGGCAATATTGCTAAAGAACTGTCTGCGATAAAATAAAACCCGTCTGGAACGGGTTCGCCTAATGCCGGGATTCCTGGTTTATATGTGGGTTTCAACATACTAGCACCGACTTTGGTAATTGGAATGATCTTCTTGGGATTGTTCGGGTCGATGCCAAACCCGTATGGAATTATGGCCATATGAGTGTCGTCTACTTGGTAATATCCGTTTATGGGTTTTTTTGTAATTGGGTTAATTTCGAGAGGCACTAGTTCGAATCCTTCTATGTTTGAATGGAACCCCTGTTGAATGACGCCATATAACAAAAACGTAGCCGTAATCAATAATAAAATGCCGATTAATGCAATCCGCGCAGGACGTTTTGAAAACATCATTCTTTACATATAAAGCATATTTTCATTCAATTTATTCTGAAAATTGAATGAAACATTGTGTTGTTTATTTGTAACTCAAATAAACATTTGATTCTGTATTATATATCCATTTAAACAATATGATCATCCCAATTCGGTGTTTTACTTGCGGAAAAGTTTTGGCGGACAAATGGGAGTTTTATCAAGAGGAAGTGCGCAGACTGAAAATGGAAAACGGCGAACAGGGCAAAGATATAAACGACAGCGTAGTGTATTTCAATGCAAGCAATGCGCGTAAAACTCACGAAGGTAATGTGTTTGACCGCCTTGGATTAACACGGCCGTGTTGCCGAAAACATTTGCTTACTCACGTAGATATTGAATGAGAATGTGGTCGTTAAATATAGGCGTATGTTATACTATGCCTTCTAAAAAAACATATAAACGCAAACGTAACCTCTCTCGTTCAAAGAGAAGACGAGGATTATCTCGCAAACACGCAAAAAAATACAGAGGCGGTAGCGCGGTTACATTTCCAGCAACATTCGCAACGTCGTCTTTACAAAATCCTCAATCCTATTTACCGTATAATGATTTTAGCAGCGATCCGAATTATTCTGTTGTAGATTCTAGATTAACACGACCGTTTTTAACGTCAGGCGGACGAAAATTAAAGAAAAGGAAGGGTGGCGGAACGTTGGCGCAATATGTATCAAATACATTGAATTCGAGTGTCGGGCAATTTCCAACCACTGGATTACCGACTGATGTGGGAGGCGTAAGTGCGATAATTTCGAATATGACGGGGTTGACATCGCATTATAATGGGAATCCGGCCATTCCGGTTCCGATTGCTTGAAGCGAAGCGAAGCGCGTAGACATAATTCAACTACACGAGCTCCCTCGTCGCTCGTTATGTGAATACTACAATTCAACTACACGAGCTCCCTCGTCGCTCGTTTCGTGAATACTACAATTCAACTACACGAGCTCCCTCGTCGCTCGTTTCGTGAATACTACAACATAATATGTAAGCGAATTATATATTTTGTGAAATGGCACTGGTTGGTTTGAATGGGTTATGTCCACCTGCGATGTTTTATTTGTTATTGTCAACCGCCGCGATCATTATGATTGCGTTGCAAAATAGGTGGTCTGGAGCGCATTATTGTGTAGGAACCCAGTTTTGCAATAGTCCCCAATCGTTGACCACTGGAATATTCTTTATTAAAATCTTATATGTTCTTGTATGGACTTGGATTTTGAATATAATTTGCAAAAACGCGGGTGAAATGGTGTCTTGGGTATTGGCTTTAATACCTCTTGTGTTGATGTTTATTTTTATGGCGCTCTTCATTTCGAATACGTTTGATTTCGACAGATTGATACCCCGATTAAACTTGCTTAATTGAACGTTCTAGACATTCGGTCCGTGTAATACATTATCATCGGGTAATATAAAGCAGCATAATGTCGCGATCACGAGGCAATATTCGCACGCGAAATGGATGGAAAGTCATAGTCGTCGAGGGAGACGCGAAAACTCGCGGATTTATGCACGGGTCCATTCTGCACGCCGAATTTAAAAAAATGCTAGAGGTATTTCCATTTGCTTTGAAAATGACTCATAACATCACTCTCGAAAAATATATTGCGATGTGCAACGACGTCGCTAAAAAAGCATTCGACGAAAAATGCGGAGAATGGAGAGAGGAGTTGGAAGGAATGGTCGAGGGCGCTTTGTCCAAGGGCGTCGTCGTGAGCGTCGATTTCCTGTTTAGTTGGAATATGTATTTAAGCATCGACCAGTATTTCAAAAAAACGCGAACTTCCGATCGATGTTGCGCGTTTATTGCGACGGGGGCCGCAACAAAAGACGGCAACATCGTGATGGCTCACAATACTCATTGCGAGTTTTTGTTTGCGCAGTTTTACAATATAGTTCAATATACTAAACCGTCGAGAGGCGGCGCGTTTATTATGCAGACTGGCCCGGGGTTGTTGTGCAGCAACGTCGACTGGTTTTTATGTGAATCCGGCATAATCGGATGCGAAACGACGATTGCCGGCATTAATTATAAACCGAAATTTGGCAAACCGTATTTTTGTAGGATTCGAGAATGTATGCAGTATGCCAAAAATTTAGACGATTGTGAACGCATTATGCGAGAGGATAACGCCGGCGACTATCCTTGTTCTTGGTTGCTCGGCGACGTCAAAAAGAACGAGATTATGATGTTAGAAGTGGCGAAAACGGTTCATTCCAGAAGAACCAATTCTGGCGTGTTTTATGGCGCCAATTTTGCGCACAATGTCGACATCCGAGAAAAAGAAACGACGAATGAATCGGATTTTGACGATAAAAAATCCAGCATTCGCAACCGAGCGGAGAGGTTAGATTGGCTTCTCAATAAAGTTCATTGGGGGAAATTGGACGCCAGTTCCGCAAAAATGATTATTTCAGACCATTACGACGTTTTTAAAGGCCGCGTTCGGAGAGGTTCGCGCAGTATTTGCAAACACATCGAGCTTGAAGCGGAACACACGAGTCGAACGCCTAGATACCCATTTGGCGCAGTCGATGGGAAAGTGGTTACGGCGTCGATGGCCAAAAAACTGTCGTTTTGGGGGAGATGGGGATCTTCTTGTGGACGCGCGTATAATCCTGCAAAAACAATGAAACGCGTAATTCCGCACTTACCGAAATTTCGGAATGAACCTTGGACTATTATACGATGAGACGCCGAACAAAAATTGAATCGCGTGAATTGTTTGTGTTAATTGAACAAACATAAACAATTTAGCCGTTATTACTATAATTATCCCTTTAAATAATCTCTTTTGTAAAAATGACATCCATATTATCTTCTGAAACTCCTCGAACTTCGGCGATTTCTCTGTTCGGAGGCGCGAAAGCGCCTCTTTCGCAAATAACACTTCAGCCTCTCGAAGAAACGGACGACGTATTCCGATTTACTTTGGCTGGATTAAACGTGAGTTTGGCCAACGCTTTAAGACGCACAATTCAAGATAATATTCCCAGTTATGTGTTCGACATCGCGAAGTGCAAGATTGACGTGAATACAGGGCGATTACACAACGAAATTCTGAAACAGCGATTGCAATGTATTCCCATTCACGCAAAAGTGGACACCGCGGACTGGTTAGCGAACAAACCCGACCATAATTTATTTGAAAAATACGTAATGGAACTAGACGTTCAAAACAATGAAGAGCATACTATTTATGTGACGACCGCGGATTTCCGAATTAAAAACAAAACGAATGGCCGTTTCTTGACAGAAATGGAACTGAACCGGTTGTTCCCATTGAACAAACTGACCAATTCGCCGATTATTTTCGCAAGATTGAGGCCACGAATCAGTGAATCTGTTCCTGGCGAGCATTTGAAATTGTCTTGCGAATTTACGATTTCCTCTGCAGAAGATAATAGCGCTTTCACATCGACGTGTTGTTCGGCGTATGGAAACACCATCGATCCTGAAGCTGCGGATAAAGCGTGGGAAGCTACCGAGCAACGAATTCGCGACGACGCGGTTAAAAAAGGCGAAACGATCGACGCAGCAGAAATTGCTTTTCAGAAAAAGAATTTTCAGATTTTGGATCGACAGAGGTATTTTGTTAAAGACAGTTTCGATTTTAACATTGAGACTGTAGGAGTATATGAACCGCGCGAATTGTGCAAAATTGCGTGCGCGTGTCTTAAAGCGCAATTTGATGCGTTGGCATCGGAGATCGAATCCGACAATGTAACCATTTTAAACTCGGAGTCTACGATGGATCATTGTTTCGACTTTATTTTGGAACACGGCGATTACACAATAGGTAAGGTATTAGAGTATTATTTGTATGAAAACGGGTTTGTGGCAAAAGACAGAAACGAGCATATTATCCAATATTGTGGATTTAAAAAGTTTCATCCACACGACTCGCACAGCGTTATACGAGTTAGCTATGCGTCGAAAGAAGCCGATAAAAGTTGGCTTAAGATTCATTTGAAAGAATCTTGTGGAATGGCGTCGAACACGTTTAAATCAATCGCGGCCAAATTTTAACCTTTCTGTAATTACCGGTGAAACCCGCGAAAATGCACACAGTTTGTATTATTCGTTTATTGACGACGCAAGAGTCGAGTAGTGAATTATTGTAAAACAAAAAATAGGTTATTTTTTGTTTTGTTTTTATAGTTTTTGAATAGTGTGTTTTGTTCGAATTATTGTAATACACCCTTGGCCAGACGTTAATTTATCACTACGTCTTCCACGTATAGTAAACGCGTAGACTCGTCTTCGTCACCGGGATGAGATTTTTGGTAATCTATTCCACTGTGCACGCTCGCAGAGATGCTAAGTACGCCGTCGCAGTGATCAATCGAAATGTATTTTGTGGGACTTACGTGCAATGTTACAGTGGAAACGACGTTGCCACCTGGCCAATAGAAGTAATGTTTAATAGGCATATTCATTAATAAAGGTATTCTAGAATCGTTTTCGGCGATTCCGTCTATGTACTTACCAGTTCGGTAACGAACAATCGGAGCGTAAGACAAAATGATGTTGACAATTTCCAATGACAGTTTTGAAAAGATTACGGGGGAAATAGACATATTGCCAGATACGTTGAAGAATTTGCAGATGGATTTTAAATTAACAATGGGTTGAGTTTGACGTATGTCTTTGCTGGATTCTGAATGAAAAGGGTTTCAATTTTATACGTCTTTTCTCTCGCGCTGAACTTACTTATGAATCATTGTGTTGAATGATTGAATACAATCATTGAAAAATCGTATCAATTCATTTTTTTCTTCGTGGGTTAAATTATTTATATAAAGCAATTGACGATGATTTAGGACTCTGTAATTTCGGACGTCATCCTTTATAATTTCAAAATAATCGATGTCCATTATTTTGGAAGGATGCTTGTGAAAATGATAATAAGACGGTATTATTTCATCGCAGTTTTCCAACCCGGGTTTAGAAGGCGCGGTCCATTCATTTCCATCCTCTTGTGACAGTTCTTGTACAACGAATTGTAGTTCAGATAAACAGATTTCTCTTGATAAACGCGTGCACACTTTTGCTCGCAGTTCATAATTGTCTTCTTCATTTGGATTGGGCCGCGACGCAAGGATTTCTTCGGAGGCGGATTGTAATGATTTTATGATGTCGTTTGACGCGCTGTTGGCCATTTGAGTGTAATGTGAAACGTCGGATTCTTGTATATTTATGCGTATTGTAATTGAATTTTTATATTTTTTATGACAAATATTGTTGATATGAATGAAATCAAATATGTGGGTGTAAGGTATAGAATAATATGCCAACGTTAGCGTCTTACAACACAAGTTATGTTAATGATTGTCACTCATCTCAATTTAATTCATTTATGAGTGAAAGTAGTAGTATATTGGCGAAAGCAATTAAGATTTACAATGCAGAATTTCAAAACCAAAATTTATACTACAAATCACAATTAAGAAAGCCCCTAAAATTAAACTACCAAGATCATAATACTGATGAAGAAATCAAACAAGATCCAGATATACAAGGTGATTATAACAATTTAATACATTTACACCCAATTGGTGGCGTTCATGAGAGTATTCATAAGCGCAAAACTATGGACGCTTTGAGATTTGGGATGTCCCGGATAAATACAAAATATTTAACTTATTTATTAGATAATGACATCGATTTCGTAGCGTTGATTGAACAAGTCGTTCACGCAGGAAAAAACAATCACGCAAATTATGACGAGTTTTTAAATATTCCACTAGATTTAACAAATGAAAATCATGATTATGGGCTTTTGAATAGGTTAGGCGAAATGTCCCACTTGGTGGAAGACGTCGATGAACTGGTGGAAGACGTCGATGAACTGGTGGAAGACGTCGATGAACCGTTGCGAATTAATCGTTCGAAAAAATATAAATACGCTTGTGTTTACGACACGATAGTCAATTGTCAAGGCCAAAATCTAGCCATCTCCCCTACCCGTTCATCTGTTGCTGAGGGCATTTCAATTATTTATCGCAAAAAAATTTTTGGAAACAACCCCGTAATGGCAACTTGGGACAAAAAATCAAACGCGTCTGTTCAAAAATTAAAAACGCTAAACCCCGACGCCTTTGAACGAATGGTTGATAGAGACGTTCATTATTATAGTGATGACAGTGGAATGTCCTTATGCTATCCAAATGGAATTCCAGCAAAAACAGAAGATAATGAAACAAAACCACTAGAATTTGTAACACAACGAGGCAAGGCCGACGGTGGAAGACCAATTATTATGACGGCCGGAGTTAATACTGATACTAATTCATTAATAATATTGGTGGCCGTTCACGGTCCAAATATACCAAACCTTTATAAAAATGGTGATGATTTAAAGGACGAACAAAACCAATTAAAAAATCGATTTGACGAAGAGATAGATAGACTATTTGACAAAGTTAGAACTAGCATTTCAAAGTTTATAAATGATGGCATAAAGGCGATTAAGCCCGCGTCCAACGTTAAGGATCAGAATATTAAAAAAGTCGAAGTTTATTTTGGAGGAGATTTGAATGACGCGCGAGGATTAATTTTAAAAAGACTGTTGCGTAAACCCGCCGAACAAAATGAATCAGCGTCGGATAATTTTGGATTGGAATTGTCATTTGATTATGGAGAAAGCAAACATTTTAAACAAAACGTTACATTTTCAGGTTACTCTAGTTTGGAAACGGATGAAAACATAAATAATGTCAAGGATTCGAAAAATGAAAATACTCAGGGTAGATATAAATCATTGTATTCTTGTTGTGCGAATGGCGATAGTTTAACCGGAGACAAAAGATACGACCGCACCATTAACAAGTTAAACAAGCAAGGAAACGGTACGTTTGACATGGTTCATTTATATAAATTTTCAAAATTTAGCACCAATATGACAAATCTAGATTTTATAGACCCCGCAAACTTTGGATACAACGGAGATTATGCTTTATATGGGACCACGGACCCAACCTTTAATGAAACGATGCATATAATGCTTGATTTATCAGAACTATTAAAATATTATAATGTATATTCGTCTGACCATTTGCCCGTAATTTCAAGTTTAACTAATCCACCATTTCAAGCAAAAGGTGGCCGACGTCGTCGTTATTCTCGTCGCGCACCAATCCGCCGAACCCGAAAAGGCGTCCCCAAGAAACTCCGCGCCTCTCGCAGAAAGAGAAGAGCACGCACTTACAAAAAGATCTAACCCCAAGTCCACGTAAATTCTCCCCAGCCAGATACAACAAAAAATTGAATAAATTAAAGACTATTTATTCAATTATACAACCCCTTCCTCAAAACAATCATTATGTCACATCCAGATATGTACCCAGACGGGATATTTCACACTGCGAAAGAAAGCGATTTAGACCACCAAATAAACGCGATGAAGACGCGATTCGCCGAAGAACTGCAACCGAGATTGGCCAAAATAGAAGGGTTGCGATCAATCCAAGTCATACACGCAATTATGTCGTCATGCATCACGATTGACGCGATGTTCAAACAATATAAATTCAGATTGCGATACGACCCGACTTCTCATCGATTCGAAGAACCCTGCACCACGCTTGGAAACATTTCATTGGAAATAAACGGCGGTCGCATTTTCGGATTTTATGACCGTGAGCCGGATGTCGGCGACGCAGTCCAGCGCATATTTGCGTGTTGCTACGAGGTCAGTCAGATCGATGGACTCGGTTCGCGTTATGGCGACAATTGGCAAATCGAAGAATGCGCGGTCGAATTGGCGAAAATCGAAATGATCCGATTAATGGAGGTGAGCTTAGAGAGAACCAAAAAAGACCAAGCAGAAAAAGAAGCCAGAAAGAAACGCGACGAAGAATTCATTGCGCGCATCACAAACAAAAATTGAATGCGAGATTCGACGATTTTGTAAAGCCTCAAATCCATCATTCGATTGTTAAATTATATAAAGTTATTCAAATATAACCTACAACCTCTCGCAAGTAAAATGTCGAACTTTTACGGGTTTAATTTATTTAAGAAATCAAATAACCTTCATCAACCTGTGTCAAAACAGTCGGCAGTAGATACTGAAATGGAAAACGCGACGTATGAAAATTTGCAGCCATTTGTGCCTGAAATCAAACGAGGGAAAATCGTGCGCGTATATGACGGCGATACTGTTACAATCGCAACGCGAATTGGCGTGGATGGTATAGAAATACCTAAACTATTTCGATTCAATGTGCGACTGCTTGGAATTGACACGCCGGAAATGAGAACGAAAAACCAGACGGAAAAGGCTCTTGCTCTTAAATCGCGGGACGCATTAAACAAATACATTATCCACAAAATGGTGACACTCACGAGCGTATCTTACGACAAATATGGTCGAATATTGGCCGATATCATAATGGAAGACGGAACAAATGTAAGTGACTGGATGCTTGAAAATGGATATGCTGTAAAATACGACGGCGGAACCAAACAGCGTCCAGCCGAATGGACGGAATCTATGTAAGTTTTGCGGTATTTGTGGACATAACGAATGTGTCGGTGACATAACGAATGTGTCGGTGACATAACGAATGTGTCGGTGACGTAACGAATGTGTCGAGTAGTTGATAATTATATGTATTCATTTTTTATGGTTCGGGGTTCAGGTGCGTCTTTATGTCATCTGTCAAAATAATAAACAAAAATTGAAATAAACATTTTTGTTTATACTATTACACCACACTTAGCAATCGACCAATTTTAAAAATGGAAAAACGCATTAACGACACCACTAAACAGTATTTGTCCAAATTTAAAGACGACATCCGGAACAAAATTGTGGAATATGGATTAGGAGAAGCGCCAAGAATCAATGAGTTGCTGGAATTTGTGTATGAATACGAAAGATTGACGTTTGAAAAAGAAGATTTTGCTAAACGCAAGCGTGTGAAAAACGCCGTGCCTCTCGCAAATCGGTGCAATGCTAGACGCGCAAATGGAGAACAATGTACCCGAAAACGTCGCGAAGACTGTGAATTTTGCGGGACGCACTATAAAGGAACTCCTCACGGTTTAGCCAATCAGGTAAATGACGTCGGCACAGAGGAATCTCAAGAAATTGTGAAATTAGACGTCTTTGCAGAAGAAATAGGAGGCATTGTGTATTATGTAGATAAATCACACAACGTGTACAAAACAGACGACATCCTACAATCTAAAATGAACCCGACTATAATCGCAAAATGGGAGAAACGGGGTGACCGCTACACTATTCCCGAATACGGGCTTATGTAATCACCTTTGCATTACAGTGCATTAATTGGGCAGTGCATTAATTGGGCAGTGCATTAATTGGGCAGTGCATTAATTCGGCAGTGCATTAATTAGGCCCCTGATTAACAATTTTGCGCTGTATGCTTTCTTCCGTCACCTCTTCTCGGTTCTCCATAATGTAATTGTGTATTTCTTCCGCCTTTTTCGAATCATTGTAGTAAGTAGTAAATAACGTTAATAATTGTTTTTGTGTAACCGGCTTTTTCTTGTTTTTTTTGACGTACATTATTTGTCCATCTTTTATGTCAAAAATATCCAACTGATTCTCACGCATAACTTCAATTAACCGTTTGGATATCTCTTTTTTGTTGTTTCTACGGGTCGTGATTTCTTTATTTAGCGCTCGAATTTCATTGTCGTATTTCACCCACTCGCGAACAGTTTGTTTTAATTGATCAAGTGTTTCCATTTTTGTCGTCATTTTAGAGTCCGATTGTGAATATATAAACAGCCACTATTTTATGTTGATTATTGATACACAAAAACTGTCATTATTGTATAAACGATGATTTTTACGACAAGTAAAAGAGTAATTAAAACAAACGAATCTCCACTTAAATATGTAGAATCTCCTGCAATGACATTCTCGAGTAAATATCGAACTTATTCTGCGAATCGACGGGCGGCATTAGAATTGAGTTCTACTCAATCGCAAGCAAGCGGTGTTGTGCAGGTCGCGGCACAACCCAAACCGCCCGTCAAAAAAATGAAATGGGGTGCACCTACGTGGTTTTTGTTTCACACGATGGCTGAAAAGATAAAGCCCGAATATTTCCAAGAGGTGAGAATGGATTTGTTGAATATTATCTACACCATTTGCGCCAATTTGCCTTGTCCGGATTGTGCCAAACACGCAATCGCCCATTTAAATTCTATAAATTTCAACGCCATACAATCTAAAGACGCCCTGCGATTTATGCTATTTCAATTCCACAATGAAGTGAATAAGCGAAAAGGATATCCCGAAATGCCGGTGGATAAATTGTCGGAAACGTATTCAGTTGCAAACACGATCAACATTATTCATTATTTTATGCCGTTTTTCGAAGACAAGCACGCGAACATTCGAATGATCGCGGACGATATGCATCGCGCGCGCGTGGCGTTACAGTTGAAAGCTTGGTTCAACAAAAATATTGGTTGTTTTGATTTGTAATTCAACTATACGAGCTCCGCTTGCGCCGAATGAGGCAAGTAGGCGAATTACACATTTTGTTTTGTGGAGCACCTGTATTTGGCATTTGTTGCTCTAACGCAAACGTCTTGATTTGTAATTCCGTTAAAATATTGGAGTTTAACCAACCCAGTTTTGTCCACCGCATACGAAAATAAAGCGCCCAGACCTCCGCCGAGTATCAACGAGAAGAATGAATATCTTATTGAATTGCAGCCGTTGACGTAAGACCAATAGATTTGATACAATATAAATATCGGAAACACGACGAGAGTCGGAACGTTCGTTTTTGCCACATTATTTACACCGATGATGTACGCTAAATACGCTAGAGTGAACATGAAAATGTTCACGTTTAGAGGCAATTTGGAAATCGGTCCATTTTTAGAGAGGGTTAGAGCGTCACATATTTGATTGGGATTTCCGTTCGTGTTTAAAAATGGGTCTTCCGGTAGAGCCGTTCCAATGGATATCGTTATAAAACAATTCAACAGTAATAATGCCACGAAAATGACGCCTTTTATGTCGGAATTAAACATCGAAGACAGGCCGAAAAAACTGATTAGAATGAACGGCGCCAATCGGAACCCAATGTACATAATCGATTTTACGTTTAATGCGTCGACCATTTATTATGCGATTGGTTTGTAACGTTATATACATTTGGCCTACATTCTTCCGGTCGTACTCACTAGGTTGTGTTCGTGAATAATACAAAGAGAAGTGTCAATCGTCGGTGAACCATCAAATATATTTGTCTATGTTGTAAACGACCACATTCCACACAATTAAATACATCAACATCATCTTCCATATGTGAGAAAACCAACCGCTCGCGGATTTGTAATTGTATAGTTTGTTTATTTTAACGAATGCTAACACTAAAATAGGCGCAACCAAACTAACTATGAAAATGCTGAAACGTCTGGACAACTCAAATGTGTTGGAGATGAAAAGAGACGACATATTCATAACGCCAGTAGAAAAAGGGGCCACGAAAGCGTATTCCGAAAATGTGTAATTTATGTCTTTTGCGTTAAAATTGTAAACGGTCAAGAAAAATGGGAAAAATACCAGAAAAGACGACCCGATTACAAATGCGCGAAGATACTGCAGAAACATTATATTATTTGTCGAGAACTATTCATTCATTATGCCAATGTTTTGAACAATTTTCATTCAAACACGTTTTAGCCGAGTCGTTTGTGTGTTTGTCCCAAAATGGCAACGCGTCCTGGTTGTTTTCTCCAATCATATGCTTGTGTTCGTCAATTTGTGATATCCCAATAATTCCGGTTCTTATGTAAATGTCTTTTACATACGTTCTTAGTGTGGGATTTGTCAGCGTGCCATATCGCAACATATGCGAATCCGGAATTGTGGTTGGATATGTGGACCAACGCGTTGAACACGCAACAGAAATTTCCGTTACGTTGTAAACAGAATGGAACCAAGACGACGGATTATACAAAATATCGGTTTCTTCTAAAACGCATTCATATCGTTCTGCGTATTGAATGAGAGGAAATCGTTCAAAGATCCCGCGGTCCGTTTCGGCATTTAAAAACCGTGTTTCAGACGCCATATATATCCCCTTTTCTTGAAACCTCGGATAAAGAAGAGCCAGTTGATTCGGATTAAAAAATGTCCATTTTTTCCGTCCTTGAATCATCAGGAAAAAATTATTTGTGTAGGCCATATGCAAAGCTGTCCCCGATCCTTTTTCAATTCCGACGAAAAGCTGCTTGGTGTCGTTTTTCATATACCCATCAATTACGTCTTTTATTAAATCCATATCTGAATCGGGCAGCAAATCAGGGTATTTTGTAAATAGATTCGTCGAATTAGCAACGTAACAGTAGTTTTTATAGATGGCCTTCAACTCGACAAAAGTGTGGTCTTGGCACTTGTTGTTAGAGTTCGGACTCATATACACTTTGTTATTTCCCGCGGTTTCCATCAATTTGTCGATTTTCATATTGGAAAAACACTTCAAGTTGAAACCTTTAATTACGAACGGTACCGGTTTTTTTACAGCCGCTAATACTTTGGTCTTGAATTCCGGGTCCGACGCGTAATAAACGTCAATTGGCTTTGGTTTTGCGGGCGTTGCGTTTGCTTTTAACCAACGCAAATTTCGGTCGCATATTTGTTTGATTTTGTCGGAATGCAGCGAATTGTTGCCAGACGGTACGCGATCGAAAATAGCGACGTTGAAATCGCGATAGAATTCGATTGGCATATTTGGCGTAAACCCGAATTTCATAGGAGAACAGTAATGTGTGTCTAGCTTCCAATACAATCCAAACCAAGAATACAAATCATACACAAAAAACATTGCGTTTATTTCTATTGCGCGCCGAATGTTAAACGCGTTGGTCGCAAAAATGACTATGGCCGCAAACACAAATAAATACGCAACCGACGTCGCTGGTCGGGAACTCGCGGATTTGATGAATTTTGTTATCCGCATAAAATATTATATAAGTTGCAAATAATATTTTATTTTTACTGGCTGTAATTCGGAGTGGATCCAATGATTATCAATTCAATTACACGAGCTCCGCTTGCGCCGAAGGCGCTGAGGTCACACTCACTGCATTATCAAAACAAATGGTGAAACGTGTCTTCTATTCTCGAAACCGCTGCGAATTGAACACCGGGGAATGTTCCGTATTTTTCCACAAATTTATCTAAATCCGATTGATTTTCGACTGGATACAGGAATTTTGTCACTCCTGCGCGGACACCGCCCAATATTTTGTGTTCCAATCCTCCAATTTCGGTTATTCTGCCTTGCAAATTGATTTCGCCGGTCATCGCAGTATTGTGCAAAATCGGACGACCGCTCAACAAACTGTAGATGGCGATTGTGATTGCGGCTCCGGCAGAAGGCCCGTCTTTCGGCGTCGCACCGTCGGGACAATGAATATGGACGCCTTGTTCTTTCGTTTTTTCAAATCGGTCTAAACACCGAGTTCGTGTTTCGTCGTCGAGAAGACTCCACGCCATACTTTTCGCCACGTTCATACTCTCCTTCATCACGTCGCCTTGCATACCAGTCAATTTTAGCTCCAGAAATGAAGTAGTCGGGAAAAACACCGCTTGTATGGGAATGATGCCGCCTCGTCCTAGCGCGTTTGCCCATAGACCATTTATTACGCCAATTTGGTCAGACGCGTGAATTAACTTTGGCGTGATTTTGTCGTATTTTGACAAGTATTTCGAGTCTAGAGATTCTACTGTTATTTTTACTGGCAATTCTATGTCTTCGCATCGCAGCAATTCTATGTTGATTTCGCCGTGTAAATCAAACATAACTTCTTTTAATTTTCTGACGCCGGACTCGAGAGTATACGTTTCCACTATATGTTCTATAACTTCGTCGCTTAAATGCACGCAACCTTCCAACCCCATTTTTTTGTTAATTTCCGGTAATATGTATTTTCGCGTTATGACCAATTTCTCCGCCGATGATAGATTGTCGAATTTAATGCGATGAATCCTGTCGAGCAATATGTTGTCTATTTGAGAGGGGTCGTTGTAAGAAAATATGAAAAGCGCTTTTGACAAATCTACGTCTATCCCGCTGAAATATTTGTCTTGGAACCCGCTGTTTTGAGTCGAATCGATTAAATGCATTAGTATTCCGATTATTTCTTTGCCGTGTTCGGTTTTACTGACTTTATCCAACTCGTCAATGTAAATAATCGGGTTCATACATTTCGCGTCCATCAACACGTCAACTATCCTCCCCCACGTTGAATTAACGTATGTATATGAATGGCCTTCTAGCGTAGAGCCGTTGCAAGACCCCCCGAGAGCAATAAAGGCAAATGGTCTGGCCACTCCCACGTCGTCCTTTAGACAATTCGCCAGTCCGCGTTTGGCGAGCGACGTTTTTCCGACTCCGGGAGAACCTTCAAACCCGAAACAATACCCCGATTGTTCGCCATTCATCCATTGCCCAATGATTTTCAAGATTTGATTCTTTGCGTGTTCGTGGCCATATATTGATTCATCTAATGCACAAGACATCGTTTTTAAATCCGCTCGTAATTCCAACGCTGAGTGTTTTGCTCTTCGAACATCTTGCAAAGACCGAACCGCGCAATCAGCGTCGCCTAATAACGACGTCGACCCTGGCAAATTGGTAGACGTATGCGTTTTTACAATATCGCTTAGTTTAGCTATTAAATCGACTCCGCAATCGGCCAATCCAGATTTTAATAATCTTATTTTGTCCATCTTTATGGTAACGTTTTTTTTGTCGACGTCGAGAGGAATAGCGTCAATGAATGCGGAATACAATTGATTTATGCATTTTGCGCCAAGGGTGTCGATTTCAGCCATTATGTATTTAATCAGCGCTCCTGGAATGCGCTGTTCGAATTTGTCGCACATTCGCGATATTTCCAGCGCGGAATAATGAGTTTTTGTAGTCGTGTTTAGTTCGTATACTACTCCTGACTTCGAAACGGCTTCCAAAAACAACGAGTTTATTGATTTTGTTTTTTTCAAAATCGTCTCTTCTCGGTAAATCCCAAACGGTATCTTGAGAAGACCTTCTAAATATTGTTTTGCTTTCGCGCCGGAATCGTCCGATTTGCCTTTGATTTCTTTTAATTTCGACATCGCTTTCTCTCTCACGTTTTCCGGCACTTTCATAACATAAATTTGCTGTTCTAGCGAAATCCGGCTAATGTCGTATTTGTTCGACATTTCTTTTGTGAATTTTATTGTGTTTTTCATCGCTTCTTTAAAATACAATTTAACCTGCCAAGGAAAGCTGTCGTATATTAGTTGTTGGTCGTTTGAATCCAACATTCCTGCTTGTGGTTTCGCCGAAATAAGGTCATACAACAAATAAGTGATGTATTGAATGTCGTCTTCTCGGTTGTATATCAAGAGGTTTGCCAGCATAGATCGTTGATTGTAAACGTCCATATCCACAAATTTGCGGATAACGGTAGTTAATTTGTTGATTTTTATGTAATTTACGTCCGTCAGTATTGATATGTGTTTTTTGTAAAAATCGTCGTTTCCACAAATTAAAATGTCTTTTATTGTTACCGCGTCGATTAGCCTTCGCATAACGTCCGGATTGTAAGAATCGAGTGCGAGTTTTGAACGATTGTCAGGGGTCAGTTCGAGAGGCGGTTGCTGCTGCGACGCAGAACGCGTGCTCTGTTCGTTCGCGTCAATCATTATTTCGGACAATCTCAACTTCACATATTCGTTGTCTATACAGTCGATCGGCACATCCTCTACTATTCCTTGGATTACGAGGGTTTTCTGCGTTTTTTCACTGTGAATGACTACACGTATTCCGTGAATTTTTATGTAAGTCGATTTTCCGGTAAAATCGATGTCAAAACATTCATATTGATTTGCCAACTCAATTTGTATTGCTTCGTCCACGATTTTATTGGAGCACACTGGGGTTGCAAATGAAATTGCGTGGCCCTGGTCTAGAACGTTTTTCGGCTTTAATTTGCTTTGTTTCCAATGAAACGTTTTGTATCCAATCGGTTTTATATAATTTGTAATTAAGTCGCGTTTTGCTTTCCATAACGACGAGGCGACGACAACCGATTCCGGCTCGATTCCGAAACTAATGTACAATATATCGTCGATTGAAAATGCTCCGTATCCACACATAATTATGGACAATTTATCGATAATTTGTTGCAATTGGTCAATAAATTGGTTGATTTGAGACACATTGCAATTCGCGGATTTCAATTCGCGCATCTGCGCAATCATTGACGTTGATTTGTTGAAACAGTCGATTAGCGTGGAAGTGCAAACGATGACGTCGCTGTTGCTTATAATATTTAAATTCCTGTGACCATTCAACGTTTGCAATGTCCTCTGCGTTATATTTTGGATTTTTAAGAGTTTTGCATTCATAAGTGAAATTATTTCTTGTGCCGTACTTGAATTCACCTCCGTCGTCAGTTTTGCAGTGTGAGTAATCACATCGTTTTTCTTTTTTAATCCACTCATATCTAATTAGTCTAAACAAAAATAATAGTAATGGACTCTTGGTGGGGTATATATAAGTTGCATAAATATATAAAGATAATTTGCTGCACTAACATAAATACTTCTCAATTGTGCTTTTAATTCAAACCAAAAATGGGAATTCCTAGCTATTTTTCGTATATTATTAAGAATCACTCTAATATTATACGTAATTGGAGATTTCACCGCGAAAAAAAAGGTACGAAGTTTTCCAGCCTTTATATGGATTGCAATTCGATTATTTACGATTGTGTTCGGAAAATCGAAAATTCTCCAAACTCGGTAGGATTAATAGAAGATGCGATCATTGATGCGGTGATAGCACAGATCGAATATTATGTCGAGTTAATCAATCCTGAAAATGTGTTGTATATTGCGTTTGATGGCGTGGCGCCGTTTGCAAAAATGTCTCAACAGAGAATTCGGCGATACAAAACCGGATATTTGGCGTCGATTGATTTTGCAGAATCCGCCGATTCGACTAGAGTGCGGAAATCCGAAATTGGCGGCGTTTCGAATGGAGTCGGACAGTCTACTACCGCTAAATGGAATACCAGCGCCATTACACCTGGCACAAAATTTATGAATGAGTTGTCGACTAGAGTGCGACGCGCGTTTGTCCAGTCTGGACGGTTTTTTGGAGTAAAACAGTTAATCGTTTCTGCTTCAGATGAACCCGGCGAAGGCGAACACAAAATGTTTCAGTATATGCGAGATCACGCTTTGCAATCTGAAACTATTGCGGTTTACGGTTTAGATGCGGACCTTATTATGCTCTCGCTATTTCACTGTTTCGCGTGCGAAAATATTTACATATTCCGAGAATCGCCCGCTTTTGGAAAAGCAATTTTAAATGGACAATTTGATGAAAATGAACTGATATTTTTGGACAATCGCGCGCTTTCTAGAGCAATTTTTTCGGAAATGGGTTGCACAGATTTCAATGACAGAGGCCGGATTTACGATTACATTTTTATGTGTTTTCTGCTGGGCAATGATTTTTTGCCGCATTTTCCATCTCTGAATATACGGACCCACGGTAATTTTACCATTTTAGAAACGTATCAACGAGTCATCGGCAAATTCACGGATAGGCGGTTTATAGGATCGGATTCGGGAGATATTCAATGGAAATGGGTGAAGCTGTTTGTAAAAGAACTGGCGAAAATGGAACGCCAATCTATTTCGGAAGAATACACATCTCGTTCAAAACTGGAATCTAGACACTATTCGACCGCTACAAAGGATGACCGGGAAATGGCGTTTGATAATATTCCTGTTATTTATCGCGCTGAAGAACATTACATCAATCCTAGTGAACGTGGCTGGGAATCTAGATATTACCGCGTCGCGTTTCATTTGTCGAAAAGCCCGTCCTCTGAATTTGTGTCGGGAGTTTGTCAAAATTATTTGGAAGGACTTGAATGGGTGTTTAAATATTACACGGAGGGATGTCCTCACTGGAGATGGAGATATCAATTTCATTACCCACCTCTGTTTGTCGATTTAGCAGAGCATATACCGGATTTTTCAACTGCGTTTATTGATGAACGCGCGTTAGGAATCAATAAGCCATTCCATCCACAGACACAGTTGGCCTACGTAATTCCGGAGTGGAATCATTCATTATTGTTGCCTGAAACACGGAAAGCAATTGCAAAATTAGGAATTTCGCAATACTACGAACCTCTCGGAGACTTAAGATTCCAATGGATGTTTTGTAGATATTTTTGGGAGTCCCACGCAATTTTGAAAGACATTCCATTTGCAAAGCTGGAAGAATTGGACGGGGTTTTAGCAAAATAAACATTATTATGTGCGATTGGAAGATAAAGCTTTAGCGTCAATACTAGTAGCATTTAAAATGTGTGAATCGTTAAAAACCGAAATAGTAAACTTAAAGGCCAGCCTTGAAATAATAGAACGCGAAATTTCTGAAATGGATCGAGCTGCGGAGGATTCGACTGAAGAATCCGCAATAGACGACAAATTGATGTTGTTGGAAAATGCACGGGCCGATTTGGAATGCAAAATAAACAAGTTGCTGGAGTTACAACAATATCAAACCTTGTGTGATCACGAATTTGTTACTGATTTGATTGACATCACCCCCGACAAGTCGGAAACTATTGTGTATTGTAAACACTGTATGTATTCTAAAGTATAGGCACGGACTCCACTATTATATATTTGTTTGAAACGCGGTATATTCAATAAATAATGTTATGTTGATTGAATATATTTATAATATGTCGTCGGAAATACGCGTCAGTGAAAAAGATGGTGCGATTGTATTCGAAAAAGACAAATTAAGTGATTTGGAAATTAAGTTTTTTAACCCGGAATATTTTGCTCTTATTGGATTTTCCGACGCTGAAATAAAAATGATTAACAAAGACGACGGTTCTGAAGTAACTGCTGATTCCGGCTCTTCTGATGATACTCCTCTGCCGTCAAACGAAGGCCAATCAGAAGAAATACAGTCTCCGGATTCTTTGAATGTGGAAAATGGGTCTCAGATGCAAGACGACGGAGCTCCGGAACAACCGGATGCTGCACCTGACGTAGGAGAGGAAGGACAACAAGAACCCGTGTCGGATATGGCGAATGAAACTCAAGAAGAGGTACAGCCAGATGCCGTGCAGCCAGATGCTGTGCCAAACACAGGAGATGAAGGTCAACTAGAATCCGCACCTGATATGGCGAATGAAACTCAAGAAGAGGTACAGCCAGATGCCGTTCCGGACGCAGAACCACAATCGGATGCTACGCAGGATATGGGGCCAGAAGGTCAGAGCTCATTGGCAGTGGAAACGGGATCAAATGATCCCAACAAAATGCAGGGTGGATATTACGAAAATGTAAAAACGTTAACAGTACCATTTAGACATTTTGTGTATTTCGTGCAAGGCTCCGAACCTCGGAATACCCAAGGGTCTTCTTCCGGAGAAACGTCGAGTTCCACTCAACGCACGTTTTTTACTGGATTTTCTTCGTTTTTTGACAATATTCGGTCTTCGTTCGGTAACAAGGGTCTAAACAACGCCGCCGCAAAAGACGACACAGTTGAATCTAAAAATGACACTACTCAATCGGCATCATCTGCCTCATCTACTACCGGATTGTCTATTATGTGGGTTGTGAAAATTCCAATTGTTAAAGAAGAAGTCGACTCGCGCGAAATGGAAGAACAAACGTTGAATCAGATGATTATCGAATATCACGCAGAGAGGTTGAATAACATAATTGTAACTGGTGAAAGATATACTGTTGGAAATCGTTCGATAAAAATGGCGACGACTGTTGAAGAAGGCGCACCTACGGCTCAATTTCCCGATTCCAAATTGATTGGAACTAAAATGGATAAATATGCAAAATTAAATAATTCGAATTCGTCCAATTCTGGGTTCTTTAGTTCACTGTTTAAATAAAAAGTGAGGTGAGGTAAAAACGATAAGTCCTTAAAATACTATGATATGTATAAGAATGCAGAAAGCGAAACGATGGACGAGTTCTACAAGATGGCAATAAAGCGACTGAGGTGAAAAAAGGTTAAATATTAAATTAAATAATAAAATGATGTAATTTGTGTGGTTAAATCGAAGGATCCGCAATGACATTTAACTCAGTGTCAAACCACTGTTTTGTAGAAGGGTCTTGATAAAACAAGACATCATTGACAAACATCTCAACCAGAACAGTCTGCTCGTACACCTCTGAATGAAGAGACAATTCATCAACAGGCAAATCCTCATTAACCGGAAACTCTTCATTAACCGGAAACTCTTCATTAACCGGAAACTCTTCATTAACCGGAAACTCTTCATCAATCGGCGTGATGATTTCGACATTTTCGGCAACAACCGGATTAGGAGCGTCGACGACTTTCTTGGATTTCTTGGGCTTCTTCTCTTTGACGGGCTCAGACTCAGCAGGTTGTTCTGCGACTTTCTTGGATTTCTTGGGCTTTTTCTCTTTGACGGGCTCAGACTCAGCAGGTTGTTCTGTGACAGAATCAGACTTAGACTCGGCAGGTTGTTCTGCGACTTTCTTGGATTTCTTGGGCTTTTTCTCTTTGGGGGGCTCTGTTGTAGAGTCAGCGTCGGCCTCTGCGGCTTTCTTGGATTTCTTGGGCTTCTTCTCTTTGACAGCCTCTGCAGCGTGTTCTGTTACAGACTCAGTAGGCTCATCAGTGACAGACTCGGGCTCAACGGATTGTTCTGTTACAGACTCAGGCTCAACAGAGTGTTCTGTTACAGACTCAGGCTCAACAGAGTGTTCTGTTACAGACTCGGCATCTGCAGCGCGTTCAGCGACAACCTCTACGACTTTCTTGGATTTCTTGGGCTTTTTCTCTTTGACGGGCTCTGTTGTGGAGCCGGCGTCGGCTTTCTTGGATTTCTTGGGTTTGTTCTCTTTGACAGCATCGGCGGGTTGTTCAGTGACAGCATCGGCGGCGTGGTCGGCAGGTTGAATCTGATCTACATCTAGATGGCATTGTTCAGTAGGATTAGAGCAAACGGTGTTATCAATAATTACCTGTGTTTCCGCAACAATGGGAGCGGGTTTAGCGGCGTTTTTTTTCGAATTTTTCTTGATTTTTTGAGTATCAACAGCGTCGTCGGCGGCGTCAGAATCTTCCGTAGAAGTTTGCGCATCAACCCGTTTGGCCTTTTTCGACCCAGGTTTAGGGCCAGGTTTGGCGCGCGGTTTGGGTGGCATTTTCTGAACGAGTTGCGGAATGAGCGAATCGACGACAGTATTAGAAGCGTGAGTAGCTTCATTGGAAGTCAAGAATTCAGCCCAAAGAGACTCCGTTAATTTGCCAATAACCTCTGGATTGGCGTGTTTGGTCAAGAACCAACGAGCGAAAGCGAAAGATGCATTCATAGAAATGGACATATTGAATAGAGCGATTTTGAAATTTTACAATAGGGTGTTATCAGGCGAATACTGTTCAGAACAAAATAAATAAAAAGGCATTCAATTTTTGTAAATTAATTAGCGACACGAGTAAGCCTCTCGAACATTGATTCTGCAAAGTGATAAAGAGAGGCTGAATATTGATTTGTCAAATATCGCGGTAAATCAATATCCTACTCATTTCCCGATAAGGGGTTTTTGCGGCCAGATGCGACCGAAGGGAGCATCATCTTCGCATATCTATTTAAGAGCCCCGCTCATAACCGACAAGAGTGAATATCGATCGACCTCTCAAACAATGATTTTGTAAAGTGATAAAGAGAGGCTGAATGAAGAATGAATGTGTTTGTTAGATGGGTTCATTGGTAAAGAATTATCTGTTATCCTCTCGAATATTGATTCTGCAAAGTGATAAAGAGAGGCTGAATATTGATTTGTCAAATATCGCGGTAAATCAATATCCTACTCATTTCCCGATAAGATGCGAGCTGCCCCTAAATCCTCGACAAGAGTGAATATCGATCGACCTCTCGAACAATGATTTTGTAAAGTGATCGCGAGAGGCTGAATGAAGAATGAATGTGTTTGTTAGATGGGTTCATTGGTAGAGAATTATCTGTTATCCTCTCGAATATTGATTTGCAAAATTTGGCGGTAAATCAATATCCCACTCATTTCCCGATACGGGGTTTTTGCGGCCAGATGCGACCGAAGGGAGCATCATCTTCGCATATCTATTTAAGAGTCTCCCTAAATTATTGACGAGATTGAGTATCGATTGACCTCTCGAACAATGATTTTGTAAAGTGATCGCGAGAGGCTGAATGAAGAATGCATTGGCCAAAGATATGGGTAGACCAACTGGTGTTGGTATTATTCACGTGCATAACGCAGTGATGGCGACCTCAGCGCCTTCGGCGCTCGTGTAGTTGAATTGCACTATGAAAAGAACATCGAATGTCTGTACATTAAACAATACATCGACCTCTTGAACATTGATTCTAAAAAGACCCTTAAAACAGCCGTTTCCAGAATTTACAATAATTACATGTCGAACATTGATTCTAAAAAGACCAAGAGAGGACATAACCCCGAAATCATTCGGCCAATGGATATTGCAGGAAACACCGATAAATCAATATCCCACTCATTTCCCGATACGGGGTTTTTGCGGCCAGATGCGACCGAAGGGAGCATCATCTTCGCATATCTATTTAATGTCCAGACGTATGGAGTAATACTCCATACGTGAACATAAACGCTGTATGTATGAACATTGATGCCCCGGGGCATCAATGCATACGTCCAGACGTTAAGAGCCCCGCACATAACCGACGCGAACGAGCATAGATCAACCTCTCGAACAATGATTCTGTAAAGTGATAAAGAGAGGCGGAATGAAGAATGCGTTTGTTAGAAGGGTCGTTGGTGGCTGAGAATAATCTGTTATCCTCTCAAACAATGATTCTGCAAAGTGATAGAGAGGCGGAATATTGATTTGTCAAAATTGGGCGGTAAATCAATATCCCACTCATTTCCCGATAAGGGGTTTTTGCGTCCAGATGCGACCGAAGGGAGCATCATCTTCGCTAGTATTCACGAACACAACAAAGTGATATCTCTGTATATCGCGTAGATAATCCAGTACGTAACTGAGGGGAAGAGACAACCTCTCTTACTGAATAATTCGAGTGGTGGTTAGATTCGGACAAACCAAGGGAAGAGTCAACCTCTCTTACTGAATAATTCGAACATTAACGTCTGGTAGGGATTTATCCCTTCAGGAAATGCTCGCGAGCTCCTTCGTTATGTCCGTGAATAATACTCCGCACTTATCACTATAATACATATGCCAATTAAATACGGTGAACTAACAGTCATACACAATATGCACCCGACAAATGTATTTGGGAATATATCATTGTGGCTGGGTATTGAGCCGCACGCAACGAAAGCGACGAAATTTGTGTTTTTATTCGAAGACGGTGATATTCGCGACGCGGACGACGTAAATGCGACAGGTTATACATTCCGATTTATAGAGAGTGGCCGGTTCGCATTACCGATCTATTTTAGAAAAAAATCGAAAGACCGCACGTGTTATTTTTTCAAACACCCACTTACGATAGATGGCAAGTTTCGGGTGGATTTCAAGCCATTGTTTTCTGCGTACGCAAAGTTTAATTCCTCTGTAAAAGTCTCGTCGAATTACAACGGAACTTATTATAGCCATCAGGGCGTCGAACCAGTCGAGAGGTTTGGCATAGTGCGCATAAATTCGGGCGAAAGTATGCCTCGGTTTCTGTTTGCTTATGAGAGCGACGAATTCACAAAAGAAGAAGTGATCGAGATAATTTATCGCATATTTGTTGATATGAAAGAGTCATAAAAAACAATGGTTATAGTTTAGTAAATGGGATATAACGAACTTACCTGTAATGGTCCTCCTCTCGCGTTGGAATTAGTGGATGGTCGTTTTCGCGACCACAATTTCGTCGGGGTCCATATCGCAGTATTCACGTAATGAATTAAATCCGGCGTAGCCAACTGTGTAATCCGTGGACATCGATTCGTCGGAATTCCACAACGCGATGCTTGTTACACACGAGGTTTTGCCATCGCTCAAGATATAGTTGCGGACGGTGTGATAGAACGCCAAGAAAGGTTCGTGAAATCCGGCCAACCTCTCGAAAATGACCGCAATTGATTCGATCGTAGATCCGTCTTCGGCTTTCTGACTTACCGCATACAACTCGACACACAGTTTAATGCACAAGTGACCATTTTTACCAACGTACGAATAATGCAGAGTCGTTTTGTACAAACTCTTTTCGAATGGAATTGGCACAAATTTGCATTTTGGGACGACCACATCGACTGCGTCGCTGCATAGGACGACTTTGCGTATTCTGTCGATTATCGTGTCGATGGAATGCTGACCTCTCGGAATCAGTATAGAGGATGAAGGGAACCACCTAATATTGGTCGTGGGATTTTCAAATGCCTCTTGTTCTGTAATTGCGGTGTATCCTAGATGTATGGATTCGCCGGAAAGGAGAGGCGGTTTGAAATCGGGGTTGGAAATAGAATAGTCCGACAATACGTGAATATCGTCTGAATCGCAGGTTCCTCTCGTTAATCTTGCTTCGGTATTGCTCATATTGATATTAAATTGATAGAATGACTTATAACAAACTTATAACAAATAATGGGTCGACGCTGATTTGATTACAAACAATTCCTCTTGAAAAGTGTTTCAATTTTTGCGACCGTCCCATTTGGCGTGAAGTTGATATTTGCAGGGATCCAAAACACCTACAAGAGCACCGCTTGCACCGAAGGCGCTGAGGTCGCTGAGGTCGCCCTCACTGCGTTATGTACAAACCGCATCATCTCTCGTCTCGTCAATCAGATGCAACGGGCTTCCAAGAACAAACGCCGTTTTTGTTTGGCTTGGAAACATACATCTTCCCATCATTTCCTCTCATTTGTTTGTTGCAATGCTCATTGGCCGGATAAGGAGGAGAGTCGCGCGTCTTGTATTTCTTCAAAGTCTTGCTATGGTTGTTCACGGCGTTTCTTCCGGACACGCTTTTTATTTTTTCAGCGACCGCTTTCCTCTGTGTCCGGTTTAATTTGAGAGGATTCGTCGCGGTTTTCAGCGCGTATTTTATGTTACGAATCCAGATGGATTTGCAGGTTCCGCTGCATTTGCCAGTTCCAATTTGAGACAAGATTTGCATCGCTCCGGCGTAATTGCGTATGAAGGGCATCTTATACATTTTCATCCGAAATGAAAAAGAATAGGCATTCAATAATATTAGTATAAACGGAACGAGCACTTACCTATTTTGCGCGACCAAATATTTGTGAAGGGTCGCTGGACGAAGAATTTGTTGGATGCGACCCAAGACTATCAATCTTTTCGCAAAAGTGCGGATGACTTCTCCTCGGGAGTCCCATAAATCTTGGTCGGTAATGACGTGTCCTAAGTGAGCTTCATACAAAGACTGATATAGTTTTTTCAGCCTCTGGCATATCTCTATCTCCGCTGAATTCGATTTTGTGGCGATCCCGAGTCCTTCGTCGTAATGAATTTTGTGCAAGGCCTTGCATACCAAATTCCAAATATCTGGAGGTTGTTTCATATGACCGGCAAGTTGCAAGATAAATTTGTTATTCTGGCCGAGTTTTCTATCCAATAATAATCGCCCGGAACAACGCGCGAATTCAAACACATCGGGAACATACTCGGCAACGCATTTCTGTAAATCCTCTGGCAATTTGGAGAAAACTCGTTGGAAAGTCGCTGCGTCGGAAAGACGTTTGGGGTCGTCCGTTTTCACCCGAAGATGAATGGATTCGATGCAATTCTGACACATATTCCAGTGATATGGGAGAGGACAGCATTTTTTGACGCATCGATAATGAGGATTACGGAGGTCTTTTTTCGCGACCATATTTTGTCGAGATGGGCAATTTGTGCAAATGCATTTTTGATATAGGTCCGAATCCGCGTTGGTGGTTTTTATGGCGAGGATTTTCTCTGTTCGTTTCATTGAAATAAGTTCAGGCAATTGGCAAGATGGCCTTGGGCAAATCGCTTGCGATGGCCTTGGGCAAATCGCTTGCGATGTCCTTTGGCAAGATGGCCTTGGGCAAGATAGCCTTTGGCAAATCGCTTGCGATAGCCCGTAGTGAATAGTTGGATGATTTAAGTTGTTAGTAATCATTTTGTGACTATGTCAGAATGTATTTGCGTAATTGGCTGAGCAATAAAAAATATTTCAATTTTTATCTTACACTCAAAACAATTGTTAAATGCCGAGCACAATTGTTAAATGCCGAGCACAATTGTTAAATGCCGAGCACAATTGTTAAATGCCGAGCACAAATAAAAAAGTTAATTAATTATTACAGGGATTAC